GCAAGCCTCAAGATATTCTGGTCAGCTATCTTTCCTAGCCCAAAACCAGCTTCTTGTGAATAAATACTACGTACATCGTAGTGTGACATAGCTTCATCAATGTTCGGTATAAACTGAGCATTGACTAAGAGATCATCAATACTGACAATCCTTTCACCTTGCCTTGCCGCACTTGGTACGATTTCATCCCCAGGATGATGATAAGCCGCATCACGGTACTTACCTGTCATGGGAAAAGAGGCGGACTTTCCTTTTGAGATAGTACGCACTCGATGCAAAGGCATCATAATATTCTTCGTCTGGAACGCTGTCAGGACTTCTCCTGCGTACAGCTTCAGAAATAACTTCCGAGCATCTGCACCAGCGTTTTCTATACCAGGACGGTGAATATTCGCATTACCATAATCAGTAGCCATAATATATATCTCCTATAAAAAAAGGCTATTGCATAAAGTAACTCAGTACTATCCAAAGTTCGTTCAAAGTTCTCCCTCGCAAGGGGCTATGTACTACTAATTGGGTTCCTTCGTTGTTATTAAAATAAGGCTGAATTCTTCAACCTTTGTGCTACCTGAGTCCTGTAAGCAGGATCTGAGGCATATCTAGCGTCTTTCATGGCTTCAGTCAACTGAGCCGAAGACTCATACTTTGGTGCAGAGAAAACCGAAGGTTGCCCCTGTAAAAGAACTGGAGCACTTCCTTCTTGATTCTGCATTCTAGCTTGTAGACCTTGAACTGCAAACATACTATTTGAATCCAAGTTTTCAATTTGATTATTGAATGTATCCATTTCCCACGGTTGTAGGTTATCTGCGGCCCAATCAAGCATTGTGTTATACGCTTGTTCTCCACCTGCTGTTTCATATATCTGATCAATGCTTTGTTGAGCAACTGCTTCTTGACCCTGTATCCATGTATCTACCATTCCAGGTTGGATTCCTACTTCATTAAGTGCTGTGTAAGCGTCTTCAGAAAGGGCACCCTTTTCATTATATTCTTTTTGAAATTCAGCAAAGTCTAACCCTTGTTCATCAAGCAGTTGGTGCACTTGATGAGCAGGAGTATTTATTATTTCCTGTGCTTGTTGTTGTTCCTGAGCTTGTTGTTCAATACTCTCAAGTGTTGGATTATTACTATTATGAAATTGTGTCTCAAGTTCTGAATAGGCACGAGCCATTTGTTCAGGAGACTCAAATTTATCAGGTAACCATGAGGGTCTTCCTTCTAGTGTAGGAATGTTTTCTTGTTGAACTGTTCCTACATCCGCAGTATCTAGTGGAGCATCTACTTTTGCAAGCATTTCATTAATATGCTCAGGAGATCCAGCTAGATTCACTCCATCACCTTGGTACGTTTGTACTGATTGATTATCTTCCATTTATTACGATAATTGTTGCATCATGCCTTGAGTCAACTCCTGAACCATTTCAGGATTTTGAGAGGACATGTCTGACATTCCCTTTGCCATATTGGGTACTGCACCTTTTATGACATCTTGTTGAAGCTGTTTCTGCATCATTGCTTCTTGTTGAGCTTGGGCTTGTTGAGCTTCCTGTGCTTTCTGTTCTGGAGATTTAATCAAACCTCCCGTGTCAATTCCAAGTGAAGCACCAAGTCTATCAATATAATCATCCAAGTTCAGGTTATTCATGATCGCTTCTGGACCAAGAGGAGCAAGGTACTCAAGAAACTGTGCCAACTTATTAAGATCTTGTCCTCTTCCAAGAGCTTCGATACCCGTGACAATCTGAGGTTTAACTGATTCTTTTGGAAACTTGGGCATCTTCTTTGCTTTTACAAGTTTCTGAAGAAGAACATTTACAAGTGGTTGTTGGAATTCTTGTGACAGGACAGAATAGACCCCACCAAGGGCAGACTCAAGTTCTTGTGCCATGAACCTAACTTCTTCGGCTGTTACTCTTTCAGCGTTCCGTTGTACGGACGAGTTCAGTAGGAAAGCAAATGATAACCTATCTCTAATTTGTGCGATAGTGTCAAGTGCAATACGAAAGTCTTGAGATTTCTGAAGTTGAAGTGTAGATACGTCATTAACATCTCCTTGAACAATAGCTCCACTAGGGGACTTGGCTAATGTGTTTATTCGTGTAGTTCCATTAGGTCTTACAAGGAATAATATCTTTGCAGCCGCAGCGGACCCTTCTACAATCGCTTGTGTAAGAGCCTCAAGGGAACGCAAATCTCCAAGGTACTCCTCCACCAAACCACGACCGTATGATTCTCCATCAACTCTACTGAACCGGAGGGGTATGAATGGATTCTTATCCTTTGGGTATTTACCGTAACTGTCTGGTATTGGTACACGACCTATTTCTTGGTGAACATGCCAATATTTACCTTTGTTACATACATAAGTGTAGAGTTCATAGGGTTTCTCTGGAGTTTCTGGAGTTATTTCTTCGGGTGGAGGTAGCCCCAAAGTTTCTCTAGCTTCTTGCGAAAGAGTTTTAGCATTTAAGTTTTCTTTGGTTATTAGATACAAAAGGTTACCCATTGGATCACGTTTAGCAACATACCTATCCAAATGGAATACTCGCATTCCGCCTTCATCTGGCATATAAAGAAGGCAATTACCTGTGACAATCAAGTGCTTTAGTGCTTCAAACACAGGTACACGAAATGCTTGGGTTTCGATCTCCTGCATAGCCGCACGTTCAATCTTAGCAAACCCTTCTTCTACTGGTCCTCTTTGATCCGGGCCGACTAATTGTTCAATATCAAAATCATCAACGGTAAGACGAAAGAATGGAGAGTTAGGTGGAAGAAGAGAAAGAAGAAGTTTGCTTGCTAAATGGTTTACGCCCCTAGCCCCTACTGATTGAAATGGGGTTTCAAAGGTTGTCGAATAAGTGTCTCCTGAATCTTTTAAAAGGGTGGGTATTGTTAATTTGGCACAATCACGAGCACGCTGAAGATAAGATTCACGTTCTCCAAAACATGCTTGATACATGCTTGCTAATTCCACTGAACCATAGTTATCACTGTTCATACGTTAACTGATCTCTTTTGGATTCTTAATTTACGTTTGTTTTGTCTGACCCTTTGGTTTCCTGACTTGATAGCATCTCCCATCTTTAAACCTTGTTTAGATCCTGCTCCAATGGATACTTTACTACCTATAGATGACCTACTACCCGGACCAGTTGGCGCACCCGGACCAGTTGATGCTGGAGCTCTTTCATCGTCATCCCCTCCTCCTTGTGATCCGTATAAGCGTTCTTTTAAGTATTCAGCAAACTCAGAACCTTTGCTTGTTATCCACTTTCCAGGTTGGTCCATAACATCAAGTGTCTGGTTAACTACATTTGATGTCTCTCTTTCTATTTTCCTGAAGAATTTATCAGCGTCCGATCCTGTGTACCCTGTTACATCAGCTAGATGTTTAACTCCCTTTCCTACATCTGATTTCTTGAAGGTCTCCTCTATCCCCCCTGCTGTACCTTGAATCGACTTCTTTAAACTAAAATCCCCTTTTGCTAGTTTTCCTGCTTCCTGTGAGATTTGGTTTGTCGCCTTAATACCTTCCCTCTTTACACTTTCAATAGCTTCACTACCTTCTTTCTTAAAACTTTCAATACCCGCACTACCTTCTTCCTTAATGCTCTCAATACCAGCACTACCTTCTTTCTTAAAACTTTCAACGCCAGCACTGCCTTCTTCCTTAATACTTTCAATACCTGCACTACCTTCTTTTTTAATACTTTCAATACCCGCACTACCTTCTTCCTTAATACTTTCAATGCCAGCACTACCTTCTTTTTTAATAACATTAGTTACAGTTCCTAGATCTGACTCTTTCACTGCTGTCTCAATAGCACCTGATCCTAGATCTGACTTAGCTACATCTTTTTTTACTGACTCAACTGTTGAAGAGACTCCTTGAATAATGTCACTAGCTGTGGGTACTGTTACCTTGGGTAAGGTTACCTTGGGTACAGTAATTTTAGGTGTAACTATTTTAGGTGTAACTATTTTAGGTGTAACTATTTTAGGTGTAACTATT